TTCTCGCCTAAATCCTCTACCGTCTTGTATGCACCAGAGAAGTCCATCGTACCTAAGTCGATGATGACTTTAATCAACGACACTACTGCGTTGATGACACTTTCGACAACCCTGTAGATCAATTGAAATGCAGTGATCGCACCGGCAAGACCGTGTCCGACAGCTTCAGAAAAACTGTGCGCACCTTGATTCGCGCCAAGTGCATCAGCCGCATCACCCATGCCGAACATAGATGCGGTAGTCTCTTTGATAACGAGCTTGAACGCTTCTGTTGCAGGCACAGTGCCAACAAGAATAGCTTGAATGTATTGCCGCGACTTCGATGTGAATTCAGCGTTAGCATCATTCAATCCATCGACAGATTGAATCATCTCATTATTGAGCCGCGTAGCGAATGCCGTTTCATCGGCAAGCACTTTGATTGCCTTGCCTAGTTCACCGGCACCTCGACCCGCTATGGCTTGCAAGATTTCCGTCTTCTCGACGCCATCAGCATACTTGCCCATCGCCACACCGAGCGCTGCAACACGCTCTGCCGGGTCCAGCTTTATAAAGTCTTCATAGTTGATGTTGATACGCGCTAACGCTCTCGCAGCCTTGTCGCCTTCTTCATCAGTCGACTTGAGTATGCGCGTCATCGCATTCATGTGACCTGCCATGCCTTGCATGGATATACCGGCCACATCTGCCGCAGTCTGTAGCTTCGCGATGTTGACCGCTGAAGCGCCCGTCATGTCGGCAAGGTCTGCGTAATCGCCTGCTTCCGCCATCAATGCATAGAGTTGCTTGACGGCATCAATTGCCATCTGCACACCCTTCTGAATAGCATCAGCAAAGAGAGCACCCTTGACCGCAGCCGCAGTCATTTGATCTTCGAAACTCTTTACATCACTCGCGCCCTTCTTCGCGCCTTTGCCGACACCTTCGGCGGCATCTTCTGCCCTGCCTGCGGCACGCGTGAAGTTGTCCAGCGATTGCCGACCTTCATCGACCTGTCGTGAGTCGATGCCGATGCCGAGTGTTGTTATGTCCATGACTTACCCTTCGACATCGGCGTCGTCATCGCGCTCTTGCGGCTTGTCATCATCAGACGCTTCGCGCAAAGTCTTGTCCATGCGAACGAGTAGATCAAATTCCCATCGTGTAGGAACGATCTGCCGATTGCGAAAGAACGAGCACAACTCTGTCTCTGTGATAGCCGCAAGCCCGAAGCCCGGTGTGCGCGTTGAACTGAGACGAGAAAACCACTCCCAGAGATAATCAGTCCCAGGAGGCAACTCATGGCTTCGTAGTTCAACAAGTTCGTCAGGAGCAACACCCGTCATCCTTTCAACAACAGCAAGCGTCTCATACAGCGCTATGCCGTCTTTACCTCTTTTGCCACCGCGAGCACTGGCTTCGACGAACTCGCAGATTTTGTCGGCGAGCCCTTCAAAAAAGCCGCTTCATCCTCCAACGCGGCAAGGATGCGGTCTTTCCAACTTGGCTTCACCGCGAGTATCTGCGTCACGCGTTCGCGCACGAACGGCGCAGCCTGACCGTTGACAGTGAAGCCAAACCAACCGACGACAACAGCAGCGGCAACCTCGAATTCATTTTGACGCAACGTGGCATCGAGTTGCTCTGCACCTTCTTCGCTCTTCAAGTCGAAGCGTGTGCGCTTCACCGCCTGCCGACGAATGGCCTTCTGCCGCTGCCCCGAGATCGTGCGTTGATACTCGTCCGAGTCCTTGCCCACGATGATGAAGCCGTCTGTCGGTTCGCCATCTTCATCCCAGGCAATAGCAACACGCTGCGTGCCCGGTTCTTCCTGTACTTGATCTAGTTCCATTTACTTTCCTGTGACGTTGAAGTCGTAGATAGTTAAGTCGCCGTTGCCGTACACCATCTCAACGCCAAGTTGAACATTGGTGCAGTATTCAGTGCCGCGCACGAATGGCTTGCCATCTTTGGCCTTGCGCGTCTGCATGTGCGCGAAGAACTTCGAGAAGTCCAAGTGAATATTGCCGTCCGCGCCCTTCGGATGATCGTCGCCGTCGTGTTGAAAGATAATGAACTTCCAACCCGTGCGCTGTCCGCCTTTCTCTTCGTTCGCATACTTACCGGAGAGCGTTCCATTCATGAATGAATAGCCTTCGCCCGCGAAGTACACGTGATAGACAACACCGTCGATAGTGGTGTCGTGGCTATACCAACCGGGATTGCGCCCGTTTGGATGCCGCCCATAGGTGCCCCAATTGCCCACGGGTATCATGATCTCGTGCGTGATCGACGTATTCGGGAAACCGTGCACTTGATCGGGTGTCTCTTGAAGCCAGATGTCAAAGGACAGATGCCCTCTGCCTGTTGCAGTGGTCTTCTTCCACTTCAAGTCGGCGACGATTGAACCGTCAGGCATGCCCAGGCGCTTAGGCAGATGATGCCCAGGTGCACAACTCGAAGGCACGCGTCGAATGACCGAGCCGCCCTTCGGTTGCCACTCGCGCACGACATCTGTCGGCGCACCGGCAGGCGGATTCGGCACCGTGACGCCATCAGCCGCACGCACAGCAACGACCCAGCCGGGATATTGATCCGGACCTTGCAGCCCAGGTGGCGGACCGTAGATCGCGCAGGGATAGCCCTTGACTTCACCGTATGCCGGATTGTCATTGACCTTCGCGCCCGATTGATCGAACTCGGGCCACTTCCACTTGATGCGGAAAGCGATAGCGCCCGATGAAGAAGGCGTCAGCGCTCGCTCGACTTCTTGCGTGTACTGATGCGACGCGCCGCCTTCGGATAATCCACGAGAGCCCCAGCGGTTATCGTAAATCCAGAACTTGCCGACTTCGAGCATGTCGCCGGGATGTCGAGCCATGTTGGCAATGTCAGGCACGCCTTGTGATGGTGGCGGTGCCGGTGAAGGTCCAGGCGCAGGAGATGGCGACGGTGCTGCCGCACGTGGATCGGATGAATTCTCCCATTGATTCACGTTCCACCTCCACCAACCGCCCGCCTCATTCGTCTGATAGATCGCGCCGCCGAAATACAGCAACGTCTTCACGTTCGCCGATATGGTTGCCGTGCCATTGCGTTGAATGACACCGTCGAGAACCGTCCACTTGTGCCCGAAGCCGTCGACCAATAGCACATTGGGCGGTATCGTTGCGCCATTCGGACTCTCAGACGGGACCGCAGGCGGTGCCGGTGTCGGTGATGGTGCAGGAGTGGGCGACGGCGCAGGCGACGGCGCAGGCCCAGGCGACGCAGAAGCGGTGAACGTACCTGTGAACGTCCCGACGAACGTACCTGTGAGCTTGTCGCCTTCGGCCATAGCTGTTCTCCTGTGTGTTTGAAATTACGAAGGAACAACCGCGCTGTCTTGAAGCTCGATTGTGGTTGCGTTCGCCACGAGTGTCGGTCCGCCGACATCGTTATACAGCGCGACGAAGTTATACGTGCGCTTGAGCCCTGTTTCAACGTCATCAGGCGTGCTCGAATTGAGCTTTACCTTGTGCAACGCGAACGTGTTGAACTCCGCTGTGTCTGCGTTGCTTGCCGCAAGTGCCGACACGATGCTCGTCTCGACTTCATCGTCGTATAGATCGGGAATTTCTGCGCTGTCATAGTAAGCCGTGAAGCTACCGCTCGCCATCAGCTTACCCGTGAACACGTCGGGCCGGATGTTGTCGCCGACGACAGGGTCAGCAACCGCGCCGCGAGCGTCGAGATTCAACGAGAGATCAGTCACCGTACCGCGTCGTGTGCCGTTCACGATCAACGCACCGCCTGCGGCAACCATGACGCCGGTTGTCGTTTCATTCACCGGAGTGGTGAAGTATCGCGTCACATCCTTCGATTGATCCAGGCCCAGGAATGACCAATCAAGACCGGCGTTGCCCGACCCAGGCAGACGCACGTTCACCGATGCGGCCTTGCAGTCCTGATTGCGTTGACTGCGCGGCACTTCGGGAAACCATTCTTCAGCGGTGTAGTAGATGTCGGTGTGCCCCGTCTCAGGCACAAACGTGATGCCACCTGGGAACATGAACGAGCTTGCCGGGACCGCTGTTTCAGTGACAGGCGCTTTGCGATTGAGCGGTATCACTGTGAGCGTCGTTGCTGTCGGCACACCGACGATCAGCATGTTCCTGCGCGAGCCCGCAGCAAGGCCCGCAATCGGACGAATGACGCGCCCGATCTTCGCACCGTCTGTGAGCCACGAGCCCGTCGTGCGTGTGATGGTGTACGTCGGGCCGGTGCCCGAAACACTCGCCGTTATGCCGGTGATGTTCGCAATCGCGGTGAACTCGCGCATCAGCAACGCAGCGAAGAAGTCCGCGTATGTGCCAGGAGAAAACAGCGCAGACAGCGAGCCGTTGACTGTCACTGCGCCATGACGCGACGACATCAATTGCTTGCGTGATGTTTGCTCGGACTCGGTTGTGTACGACTCTTTCGAGCGGTCGAATGTCGACGTGTCGCGACGTATGATCTGCCCACCTGTGCCAGCGACAGCGAGTGTGCCCTTCGCAGTTTGCCGCTTCATGATTAAGAGCTTATTTGCACCCTTTGCGATTGCCATGATTGTGTCCTCAAAGAACGACGTTGATCTTTAACTACTTACTTGCGCTTGCCAGTAAATAGTCACCGGAACTTTCCACTGTCCCTCATCGGGCACGCCACTCGCGACAGCAGGTATACGAACGATTTCCGTTACGACACCGCCTTCGATCAGAGTTGTGCCTCGACGAAAGTGCCTACGCAATGCGTCGACTCGATTCTCAGCGTCCCTTGGACCCTTACCCTGCGGATAGCACAACGCAACTTGAAGAAAACCTTGCTCGATATAGGTGAGCGTATCCATCATCTCGCCGTTAGGCTCATTGGGCACGAGCTTCGCCTCTTGATACACCGAGCCATCAGCCGGTGGCGAGAACCCCACGTTATCCCATGACGTAGGCAGAGCCGGTGCAAGAGCCGCAAGATGCTTCTCAAGGGCTCGACGTATTTGCGGCAAGCTCATTTGAGACTCTTCACCGCTGCCGCGATGTACGCTTCATAGCGTTGCACCGTCAGGCGCACGATACCCGGTGGCGACGGTGCCTGCTTCGACCAACCGTATTCCAGACGCCTAGCGTATGGCAATGAGTTAGTGATGTAGACGACACCGCCCGCTTGCACATCACCAACCGCAGCGGTGATACGTGGAACAGATACCGACCCGACCGCACCGAAGCCGTCGTTTTTATCGACCGCTTCAATCGTCGCTGTATTCGGCGAGCCGATGCCGAGCATCCAGTTTGCGCGAAACCGGCCTGTGTCCACTGGCGACATGCGAGTGATAGCAACGCTCATGTCAATGACAACTTTGCGCACGATCAAATCCATTGACAAGTTTGTCTTGCGCTGGAATGCCCTGATGTCGTCAGAAAAACTCATGTGCCTCTCGCTTGTACTTCGTGCAGCACGACTACGCCAGCAGGTTGTAGCGGGCGTGACACCACCACTTCGAGACGATATACGCCAAGCGTGATGACATCACCGCTCTGCGGCATCGTGCCCAAATCAGGAGCAATAAGCACGCGACGATCTCCACTCTGTATGAGAGAACCGTCGACCTCACGTTGCTGATAGTCGAATTCAACACCGCTTGCACTCCATACTTCGACAGCTTCTTCGTCAACGACGCCGCTGTCAGGGTCATAACCGCCGCCTTCACCTGGGCGAGACAGAAGCACGAGTTGCCCTAGCTCATTGAGCAAGTCAACCGCTGCTTGTGCGAGTTCGCCATACAGTGCAGACGCCATCACGCTCTCTCAAAGGTCACAGGCCCATAGCCTGCGCCGGTATACACAAGACCGAAGAGCAAGTCTTCGATCACAGGAAACTTCATTTGCCCGCCATACGAAGGCGTGCCGTACCGCAGCGTGAGCGGTCCGACAGTCTTTTGCACAACCGGCGCAGCATCGACATCGCGATACAAGCTACCGTTGATGTGGCGGATCGCTGCTTCTGCCGTCGCCGCCGCGACGTTAGGATGCACACGCTGCACATTCGGGTGCACATCAAAATCCCATAGCGCATCTGATACAAGACGGCGCGAGAACACGTATTGCGTCCCGCGCCGTAGTGCTGCTTCGCGCATGGGAACGGTTTCGTTAATCCACTGCGCGTATCCAAGACTCGCTAGGTAGACATTTGCGTCCTCTAGGCTGATGAAGCTGTCATAGCCAGGAGCCGGATAGACGGCTACAGGCATGATGCTTCAATCCTCAACCTTCTTCCAACCCGAGCGCTCATGCATCTTCGCGTTGGCAACGCTCATCTCTGCTTCGACGCCGTCAGCACTCACCATGCGCACAGTCGCTTCAGCGTCTTCGGGAACGGTGCTGTCGATGACGGCAGTCATACCGAATTCTTCATTCGGTCCCTGCGACGGTGCGCCGTTGGGTGCTTCGCTCGCGTATGCAGGCAATGCCTTCATGCCTTGCCGTTCAACATCGGACGACGGCTTGATGTCGTTGGCAATCTTCTCGACGAGCGCTGCTTCATCGTCAATGATGGCATTGCTCGATTGCCCTCTCGACTTGTCCGTCGTCGCTTTCTTTGCAGTGTTCATCTTGAGCCTCTCGATCAAAAACCTCCGGACCGAAGTCCGGAGTAACTTACGACCGACCAACATCGGTCACAGGAGATCACTTCTTCAGCGGGTTCACTTCTTCAGCGGGTTCACTTGCGGCTCGTCGCCGCCCGGTGCCTGCGATGGGTTGCCAGGATCAAGACCTTCGTCTTCCGGTGGCTCGGGCACATCTTCACCCTTTGCGCGACGCGCCGCACGTTCTGCCTTCGCTTCGGGCGAGTGACCGCGCCCAGGTTCGCCGCTCTTGCCGGGTGCGCCGCCGCCTTGACCGGGTGCATTGCTTCGGCCTTGCGAGCCGGGTTCGTCTGGTTTTGCCATGAATAAATCTCCTTGATGTTTCAGGATTCGAGTTTTAGCTCGATGCGAAGTCACGGCACATTAGCGTGCGTTGTGACGGTCGACCAATTCCGCGAGTTCTGCCTTCTTCGCATCGGGCGGGAACTGCACTCCCTTGGCCTTGAGTGCTTCTCTCATTTCGTCAGCGGTCTTGCCTTCAGAAGCACGACCACCTTGCCCGGTGTCTTCTTCTTTGGCTTGCTGGAAACCCATGCGCGGATCACCAGAGCCCGCACCCTTGCCGCTCTGCGCTTCGTCGAGGTCCAGCGAGCGACCCGATGTCGTCATCGGGCGCATTGCCGTGGGCGTCGATGCATCGGGCACCGCCTTGACAACTTGACTGCGGCCATACTTCTCCGCTGACAAGCCGGTCTGCAACTCGGCGTCATCGCCTTGCAGTTGCGGCACGTTGACCTTGCCTTCGTCTTCAGACGAGCCAGCATCACCCGGCTTGCCGCCGAACAGACGCGGATCGAATTGCAGGCCGATCAACTTGCGCGACTCTTCGTCGATCTCGTAATCGCATCCAGGCGTCGAGAGAACTTCGCGTGCGTCGATGGGTTCGAAGTATTGAAGACCATCGGTGGCTTCTAACTTCTTCGTGAGCGATTCATCATCGCCGGTGTAGCGTAGTGCAATTTTGGGCATGTGTTTCCCCTTACGGCTTGCCGATGAAGATCGTGCTGTTGATCGACGGTGTCGCGCCGCTCGTGTCGTTGAACGCACGAATGTAGCGATAGTAGGTGCCGCCGATGTCGTTGTTGAACGGGATTTCAGTGCGACCCGTGGCGGTGATGGCACGAGCCGCGAGTTCAACCGGCGTGCCGAAGCCAATCGTCAGCGACCCTTGGATGCGCACGGTGTACGTGTTGCCGCCAGAGGTGTCGATTGCGCTTGTGTCGATGACGGCAACACCGTCCATGTGCGCGTCGCCAACGTCGACGACGCGAGCAGAACCGCCAACTTGAGCAGCAGCGTCGACTGTCACGACGGCTGCGTCTTTCAAGAGCAGTAAATTGTCATAGGTGCGAGAAGCCATGTCACATTTCCTTTGTGCTTGTAGCTATCGTTTATGCAACGATAGCGAGGTTGCCGATGTGACGAATGCGAGCGGCTGCGCGACCATGTTCGATGACGATGCCGTTGTACCATTCGACGCGAGTGCGGAACACTGGCGCGGCTTGCAACTCGCCGAGATCGCGCACATCCATCGGGCCATTCTGAATGCCCGACACGCGACCCGAGCCGATGCTCAAGATATACATCGACGTTGCTGTTGCTGCGCCGCTTGCTGCCGCTTCGTCATAGGGCAGGATGTCGTCGCCGCCATTCGCGCCGTATGCAACGAGAATCGGAAGATCGTTGTAGTTCGTGATGCGCCGCCCGAATGCATCGGCGGTGTACGTCACGAAGCCCGCGACAGCCGTCGTGCGCGCCGCTGCGGTGAACTTCCGGCGCAGACCCTTCGACATCAGATAGTGCGTCGGGTTATCGACGGTGTCGGTTGCGTCGTCGATCACACCGAGCGATAACGCTGCGCCGCCCGCAGTCGCGCCCGCTGAAATGACTTGCGCGTTCACGAGACGCTTCTGCAAGCCGTCGAATTCACGCGGGTTCGTGGATGAATCACCCTTGATGAATTTTTGCGTCCAGCCCGCCGCGAGCGATTTCACTTTCATGCGCTCGTGAGTTGCGCGCACGCCTGCGCCTTGCGTCTGGATGATGAAGCGGTCCACATCCAAATCGCCGCCCGCGATGACGAGCGATTCAGTTTGCGGATTGAGCACGCCGGACGATTCCGGAAATGCTTCGTTCACACCCCGGAAGCTGATGCCCGGTAGTGAGCCTTCGCGGTTGTACTTGAGTGCGTTGCCAGCGATGTCTTCGAACGGCAGGACTTGCAGAATATCTGATTCCTGCGCAAACATTTCGATGACAGCCGAACGCACGATGTCGCCAGAGTTCAGCTTGGCGGCTTCGACGAGGGTCAGTGCCATTGTTTCACCTTAAAGGATGTTCACCCTTTAGCGTGCAGCACCGTGCGCTTGTTGGGCGCGGAACTGTGTGATGCGTGCTTCGGGCGGGAGTTTGGAAAGATCAGCACCGCCCTTAGCGTTACCGTTGGTGCCTGTTGCACCGGAACCCTGTGCCCTCGGCCAGAGATGGGGAGCGTTCTCGCGCAGAGATGCCGCCCACTCTTCGGGCGTGAGGGGCGTCTTGCCGTCTTTGCCGAAGACAATTGTGTCGCCGCTCATGGCGATAACATTGCCGTCGTCGTCGATAGTCCAGCCCGCGCCCTTAGCGCGAAGCACGATGTCTTCTGTTGCTTCAGGCAGTGCGCCTGCCTTCTGCGATGCCTTGATGATTGATTCAGCCATCGCACGTTCTGCGAGCTTGTCGGCTTTTGCTTTCAGCTTGTCGGCGCGTGCAGTTTCAGCCTTGACCTTCTTATCCCAATCCGCCGCCATGCGCTCGGTGCGTTTGTTCAACACTTCATCGAGCTTGCCCTGTTTGATTAGCGTCGCTTCTTCATCATCCACGAAGCGTTTGAGAATGGTGCGAACAGCTTCAGGGTCGATGCCGTCGAACTGCGCGAGATTGGCCTTGAGTTCTTTCTCTTTGCCGATCAACTCGCCGTTCTTCGCCTTCAGTCCGGCGACTTGCTCACTGACTGCGGCCTCGATCATGCCTTGCACGATGGGCTTCAGGTTCTCGGGTATCTGAGGGGGAGCAGGGGGAGCAGGGGGAGCAGGAGGGGGAGGGGGAGAACCGCCGCCGCCACCGCCTTCAGGATCAGGGTAGCGATACTTCATCAAGACATTGCGAGTCAAGAACATACGTCAATTCCCTTCGGGTGTGATTGATTGTACGTCCCAAATCATCGGCACAGTGATCCCACTCATCAAGCAGTCATAACAGATGCATGCATACACAACCGTGCCGCCAGTGGGACCGCGTCGACATTGCACGGCACCATTGACCACACGCGCATAAGTTTGCGAGCCGCATCGACGACACCGCAATTGATCTGCGCGTGCGGGCAGCGACTTCGCACGCAATAGCACAGCGACCTTCGGCGAAGGTTGCCTTGCCACTGCGAGTGAGACGCTGCACATTTCATCAGGTAGGTGTGCAAGAGACGAGACTCGGCGACACGGGACCGTTCTGCGTCGGCGCAGAAGTGGTGCAAGTTGTCGAGAGAACAGTGACGCCGCCTTGTTGCACCGTGAGTGTCATCGACGTGAATTTGATGTCGGTGATGCGCTCGGTCCAATGCGAATTTGGACAGTCGGGCGCACCGGCAATGACTGCATCGGGCGGTGTCGTCGTCACGCTGAAGCCGACGTTGCCATTCTTGAATTGCTCGTCTGGAATTGCCACCGAGCCCGACAGCGTCACGGGTTGCGGGACTTGACCGGGCGGCTGATTCTGCCCGCTAGGGTTCGTGCATGTCGCGGTGATCGTGCCCGATGCAGAGAGCGTGACGGCGATGTCACCTTCGCCCAGGCCCGCGAGCGAGCCCGCTGCCGTGAGGGATAAGCCGTTGTCAATGAGCGTCGGGTTTCGGTTCTGTTTGAAGTGCACGTTCGCGGCTAGCGCCGCCGTCATCAGAGTTGCAGTGATAAGGGCGAGCGCAATCTTCAGCATGTTTGTTCCTAGTTGAGTTGATACAGCACGAAGCCACGAGACATTACGCCATGTCCCAGGCGAACACAAGACAAATTCCTGCCACATCGAACGATTCTCGTCAAATACCCGATTAAAAAGCTCAGGATATGTCTCGTTACGCGTGACCCGGCTTAATTTCTCGTGCTACAATTGCGACATCAGCAACCCACAACAGAAAGCACACCATGAACAGCAATCACACCTTCACCCGAGTTCGCGTCATCGAAGACGAAGCAGCCTACGAAGCCGCCATCAAGCGTCGCATCAAAGAAGCCGCCCGCGCCAAGTTCTTTCGCGAGAACACCGACGCACAGGACGTGATCGACTGCCTCTATAGCGCCTCTAGTTGGTCCGAGTTCGCGAAGTCCTTGCACAACTCGTTCGAAGACCGTGGCTCACTGTCACCGGCTCAATTGAACGCAGCACGCGGCATGCTTGAGAAGGCCCGCGCAAAGGCACAGGCGAAGATCGACGCACGCAACGCACCGGCAAGCTCTGGACATCACGTGTCGACCGTCGGACAGCGCGAAGAGTTCACGCTCACGATCAACAAATTGATGGAACTAGACGGCATGTATGGCATGACCTACATCCACATCATGACCGATGCGAACGGCAACGCATTTGTCTACAAGGGCAGCAAGGAACTCGGCGAACAAGGCGCAACCGTCACGGTGAAAGCCACTGTGAAAGAACACGGTGCGTATAACGGTGTCGCACAAACCATCATCAACCGCCCGAAGGCTGTATGAATAAAAGAAGAAGGGCACTTGCTCTTCTTCTTTTTATCTGTGCTATACTAGCGGCACACCAACAGAAAGACAGAAATGAACAAGATCAGCAAAAACTCGCTCACGATGACTCTCGGCACCGCCGCTGACATGGTCGCACGCGCCGACAAGTTCGAACCGCACCAACTCGCCCGCGCTCGCGTCGTCGTCGCCTATTGGGCAGCGCTGCGCGCCAAGCAATCCCGCGCACGGGCTGCAAAAAAGAATTTTGCATCAGGTGCTTGCGTTACGCGATAACGCTGCTATAATTCATTCACACCAACCGAAAGACAGAAATGAACAACGCAGTCGCAAACACCATCCTTCAGCAACTCGGCGGCAATCGCTTCATCGCCATGACCGGCGCGAAGAACTTCGTCGGCACCGAGAACGCTCTTCACTTCCAACTGCCGAACCGCAAGATCAACTCTGTCGTCGTGCGCCTCGACGCCACCGACACTTACACGGTGATGTTCAACAAGCGCACGAACATGGGCGTGAACATCAAGCAAGTGTCAAGCGAGTCCGGCGTCTATGCCGACAAACTGCGCGCTGTCTTCGAACAACACACGGGATTGTTCACGAGCCTGTAAGATTAACGGCACCGAGTATGCTATACTCGGTGCACACCAACAGAAAGCAGAGAATGACAGCACGCAAATCCTGGGACGAGATCATGGAACGCAAGCACATCACGCGCATGAATCGCGACGACAAGACCGTCGACAAGATCGAGCGGCTCGAAGCGAAGGCACTGCCGCTGATCGGCGAGCTATGCAGAGAAGGCAAGACGGTCTACTATGTAAACTGTCACCCGCTCTATAAGGGAAAGACCCGCGAAGGCACGCAGGCCGATCTGTTAGCATTCCTGATCCGCAATAAATACGTGATCTGATGCTGACCGTCGAACGCCTGCGCGAACTCCTGATCTACGAGCCCGACACCGGGCTTTTTACTCGACGCATCACCGTCAGCAACGCTAGGGGAGGTCGGGCCGGTGAAGTCGCCGGAAGCATTAACGGTGCTGGCTATGTGTACGTCAACGTCGATGGGAGCAAGCATCTCGCGCACCGCTTGGCATGGCTCTACATGACCGGCGAATGGCCGACAACAGGCGTTGACCATAGAGATCATGACGAAGTAAATAATCGCTGGAATAATTTGCGTCTCGCAAACCAGTCGATGAACAACGGCAATGCCTCTGTGCACGCAGACAACCCATCAGGCGCAAAAGGCGTTAGTCATTCGCAGCGACTCGACAAGCCGTGGAAAGCGCGCATTCACAATCGACATCTCGGTCACTTCGCCACAATTGAAGAAGCGAAAGCGGCCTATGACAAAGCGGCCCGCGAAATATTCGGAGAATTCTTTCGCCCGTAGTTGCGTTACGCCGAAACGCCATGCTATAATTCGTCATCGCAACGAATTAACCTAGAAAGCAAATCATGGCATACGTAGACCAACAGAAGAAAGCAAAGATCGCAACGGCACTGAAGGCAGTCATGCCCAAAGGCTGGAAATTTTCTCTTGCTGTCAACAATCATTCGACCATCGTTCTGACGATCTCGGCTGCACCTGTCAACCTGATCGCAGCGCTCGTGCCGAGTGAGTATCGCAAACCCGAGACGATGACGTATGCGCAAATCTATCACAAGCGCATCGACGAATGTTTCACCGATGCCGAGATCACCGCGACGTTTGAAAAGATCAGCGAAGCGTTGAACCTCGACAACTTCGACAAGTCCGACAGCATGACCGATTATTTCCACGTCGGACACTACGTCGACATCAACGTCGGCAAGTGGAACAAACCCTTCGCAGTGATCGCGAAATAAAAAAGAAAGGCGCACCGTTACTCGATAACGGTGTGCTATACTCTAGGCTTCAGCAACCCGGAAACAGAAAGCAGACCATGACCGCAGCAAACAAACCCGCAGGACAAATCGAATGGCGCGACGACTCTGGCCGCAAGCATTGGGCAGAGTTCTTCACCGCCGCCGCTGATTCCTGGGGCGCGCAGAACGGTTTCCCCTTCGAGATCGCTTTCAACAACACGGGCGAAAAGCGCTTCGCTCGCGTCTTGCAGACCGTCGTTCACGTCGCAATCGACGAAGACGAGAACGGCAAGCCCGTCGTCGACAAGTGGAACGCGAAGCGCACTGTTTACGCCGCCAACTAAAAAGAATTTGCACCGTTACCCGATAACGGTGCTATAATCTCTACACACCAACAGAAAGGCACAAAATGCAAATCGGACAAACAGTCAAAGGCGCGAAAGTCGGAACCTTCTTGATCCTGGGCTTTCGCGTGATCGGCAACGAGAAGTATGCGCAACTCAAAGAAGTGTGCCCGGTGACAGGCCGCAAAATGCGCGGAGAGATCGCGCTGCCGGTGTCGGCACTCAAATCCACAAACTGAAAGAAAGACGACAATGCTTTTCAAACTCGGCAAAGAACAGATCGCACAGCGCGACGCAATCGCGGTGAAGATTCAAGAGCAACGCGAAGCGGTCGACACCGCTGTCGTTGCCTTCAATGATGCGATGACCGTCGCACGCAACGAACTGCAAGCGGCACTAGACATCTACAATGAAGCGCTCACTGAAGCGAAGGCATTCGCCGAAGATGTCGCGCAGAATTGGGAGAATGATTTCGAAGAGAAGTCCGAGCGGTGGCAAGAAGGCGAGAAAGGCGAAGCAGTGCGCGAGATGATCGAAGCATGGCAGAGCGTCGACCTCGACGAAGCCGCAATCGACATGCCCGACGCCGAAGTCAGCTTCGACGATGTCGAGATGCACGACGAAGTATTGAGCAACCTACCTACAGAAGCATCATGAAATTTCGCATCAACAAAGACGCAAAGAACAACGCGAGCCGGTTGCTCGACTCGGTCAACGTGCACCAGTACGAGAACGGGCGCGTGAGCGTCACAGGCCGCATCAGCGGCAGACAGGCACCGTGGGAGGGTAGTCTAGGCACAAGCGTCGTCTTCGACGATCTCGAAGCCGAAGCATGGTTGCTCACGCAAAACATTGATTGGATTCGATACGGTCGATGGCTCGACGCAGCACGCGCAGAGCAAGCGCAACGCGATGCCCAGGCCGAAGAAGATCGCAAGCGTCGACAGGAATCGACGCGGCAAGAGATGGCAATCGTGCGCGCAGCAGAACAGAAGTTTGCCGTCGCAGTGCGCGAAGGCGTCATGCAATTCGACCCGCTGCCGCAGATCGCGAGCGTCCCAGGTGAAGACGGGCGCAAGTGGGTGCAAGCCTGGGTGCTCGTGGAGGTGCCCGCATGACATGGCACCGCGCCAAGTACGCGCACGGGCGGTACTTCTGGGGCAATTACACATGCCAGAAGGAACATTCGCGCCTGGGTGACGTGTGGACACTGAAGTACAACGGTGTCGAAGTCTCGCAGTCGACGACGTTTCGAGCGGCAAAAGAAGACGCCTACGAACATTTTCAGAAAGCGCTTGCGACGTTACGCAATAACGGGTTATAATTCGTCATCGCAACGAAATTCGAAAGACGCAAAATGAACCTGATCCGAATTGTCACCTCCATTCGCACCGCCCACATCTGGGTTAACGGCTTCGAGCGTGCAGCGCTCGCCGCCTATCATCGCCAAGTCGGCGAAGTCGTTCACGCTGTTTACAAGGCGTAAAAATAAATGCGCCGTTACCCGATAACGGTGCTATAATTCTTCCACACCAACAGAAAGCAGCAAATGACCGTGATCTACACCGCCGAACAAACCGCCTCGATCTTCTTCGCACTGACCGAAGCCGAGATGGGCAACAACGGATACGCCAACGTGCCCACGCTCGACACCGTCGTCGTCGACGCTCTCGCAATCGCCGGTTTTCGCGTCACCGCTGCAACTGACGGCTTCGGCTGCGCATGCTCACGCGTGTTCACGCCGAAGGGATGGGCAGCAGCAGTCGCCGAGCACAACGCACGCGGTGCGGCTGTTCTCGCGAGCTTCAACCGCGCACCTTCGTTCGACTACGAAGGCGCAATCCTGGCGCGCAACGACGCGCACCTCTTCGCATGAACCACAAAGGCACAAGCATCATGAGCGCACAAACTACCGCCGAACGTCAAGCACTCTATCGAGCCCGACGCACTGTCGAAGGCAAGACGGAAGTGCGCGGCATCTACTTGCTGCCCGAGCAACACGCACTCCTGCGCGCATACGCTCGAAGCCTGTTCGCCGCATCTCTCAACCCACGCATGCAAACCACAGAAAGCACGACATGAAACCCGCATCAGCTATCCAACACCCGAGCGAAAGAAACCGCAGCATGCCCGATGTCAAGGGCATGATCTTCATGCCTGCACACATGGCCTTGACGTTCGTCGACGCACCGATGATCGGCGTCAAGCTCGGTGACAAAGGCTTCTGGCCTTTGCATCATCCGGACCATGAAGAACTTAACGGACGACCCGCAAGCGATGCGGTGCTTCGCTCTGCGTTGCAGGCGTCCATGTTTGGATGGGACGCACCGTGTGCACGTGAAGCGCTTGCATGGCTCAGAGAACGCGATGGCGCGTAACGATGTTGCCCTACGCGGGCGCGATAACCAGAAGAGCAAAGTTTACCGATGGGAAACCCGGATCACGAAGGGCTCGCACCACTTCGGCACCCTGGCAACCCTGGACGAGTGCACCGACTACCTGCGCCCGATCTGGCGTTCTGAGCGCGGGCGCTATGGGCTCGCTAGGGTTGCCATGCCTGCCATCGAGCGGCCCGCCTGGGGGCAGCGTAGCGCGATTGCGCACGACTGCCACAAGATCACCTTGCCACGCTGGGCGCGTAACCCGTGGGTGATCCTGCACGAAGCCGCGCACCGGCTCACGCCGGACGACGAGGGACATGGCCCGCGATTCGTCGGCGTCATGATCGGGCTCGCCTGTAGGCACCTGGGCTACGATGCGAATGACCTGATGGCGACGGCTGATGCAATGGGCGTGAAGTACCATGTGCGCAGCATCGGCAGCGTGCCTGTGATCGCACGCGGACCATCGGCGACGGTGGCGCGAGCGATACGCGACGAAGGCCCGATGACCGAGATGGACCTTGCGTGTTGGTGTGACCTGACCTACTTGCAAGTACGCGGTGCTGCGATGCATTTGATTAAGACAGGCCGAGCCCGATGGCTCAGAAAGAAATTAATTCTGATCTGATTGCGTTACGCCGAAACGTCGTGCTATAATTCGTCATCGCAACGAATTCTGAAAGACGCAAAATGAACGCTCTCACCGCCGCCTGCCCTAAGTGCAATCCCCTGTATCCCGAGCTTGACGAAGACGGCATCCCTTACACGTGTTATGCATGCTGCGACACCGGCATTGTGTCGAAGGATTACGCTGACGCTTACCTGCGTGACCTCGACGACGCTTGCGAATATCGCGTTATGCGTCCCGTCGTGAACGGCAAGCATCAGCGTCTCGACGGTGATGAATACGATAGCTGGTACGTCGCCGAGCCGCTGCTTCCCGCGTCGCTCTTCCCGAAGGCCCGCCGCGCCGCGCCGGTCTACGCTGCTGATCTCGAATTCGACGATCTGCCCTTCTAAAAAGAATTTGCACCGTTACGCGATAACCGCGCATAACGGTGCTATAATTCAGACTCACCAACAGAAAGACGCAAAATGTTTGACCTCAACCGATTCGCCTACAACAAGAATTCCCGCCTGCTGACCGCGAGCCTTCGCGACCTGGGCATGCGCACGCTGCCGCAAGAAGTCGAGATTCGCTCGCACCTCACCGGCCACATCGTCAAGTTCGTGTACGACAACGAAGCCGCCGAGCGTCATGAGTTCTGGGATGGCGAGATGGCTGAATACAAGCCTGTCGGCGAGTGCCGCGTCGCGAAGCTCGCAATCATCGCCAACTAAAAAGATTTTGCACCGTTACTCGATAACGGTGCTATAATCAAGCCTCACACAGAAAGCAGCAAATGAAAACCGCGAAAATCAATCAAGTCTTCGAGACGCTCAGTGGCGACACCGTCGAAGTCGTCATGTACGTCAACGGCGAGTACGCTGACCGCGCAGTCTCCGACAGCAACACGGGCGCGAAGCTCGCTGCCGAATGGGTTCGCGAAGATCATGCTGCGCTCGTCAAAGAAGTCGCCCGCTGCACACGCTACATCGCGCATCTGCGCGCATTCAACGATCCGATGCTTCACGCCTACGAAGATCGTCGCGCCGAAGCTCGCGCCGCCATCATGAACCTCATCACCGCCTAATCATGTCGATCCCTTTCAACGCAGGCTTGCTGCGCAAAGAAGCCAAACAAGCCGAGATCGAATCTCGCGTCAATGCGCTCTTGAACCTCAAGACCCTTGCACGGGTCGAGGGGCTCGCAGACGAAGCCGCAAAGCCGCACCGCGCAAGCCTACAGGCACAAGTGCTGTGCAGCATCGAACTCGGTGCCGTGGCGCAATGGCTGTCCGATCAGGACGAGAGCATTGACCCGGCTCGCATCACTGCAATCGCTCGTCAAGCTGTCATCAACATTCACAGGAAATACGCATCATGAGCGAGTTCGCAAACATCAAAGTCGCCGGACGCGCAACCATCGAAGACTGCGGTCATTTCCAAATCGAAGAGAGCGCCGTTCGCGTGTTCGCCAACACACCATTTCAATGCGCAGTGCAAATCCGCCATCACGGCGGCATCACGCACGGCGGACGTGGCGGCGTGAAGCGCAACATGCTCGCGACGGTGCAACTTGATCGCGCAGGACTCACAGAACTACGCGACGCGATTAACGCTTACTTGGAGACGAACAATGGCTGATTACGCAGGATGGCCCGAAGACATGCTAGGCAACATCTTCGATGGCATGATGAAGAACATCGCCGAGCGTCCCTATTGGGTCGGTATGGGCGAGAAGCAAGCATACGACGCAGTACGCAACGGGCGCATGTCGTTCGAAGACTTCGCAGCATGGCAGGTGTACCGCTTCGAAGAGATCGAACAAGCGAAGGCATTCGTCCACACTGGCAGGAGCAATCGAACATGAGCATCGTCGTCACCCACATCGCTGATATTCAGGTGATTTTAGTGGCAAGGACCCCACTGATCGGCGAATTAGTAGAGCAATGTGCTCTAGGGCAGATAAGCTTCGACGAACTTTGCAAGCGAGTTGCCGCTATGGGCTACAAGACCACATCACTGTACGAAATGGTAGCTCGATGACTGACGATCAAATCAAGCGCATCGTCATCCTGTTGCCTGTTTACAGTGACGATGCGAATTATGCCTATGAGATCAGGCTCGCACGCGCAGTGCTCGCCGCTGCGCACAAGACAGAAGTGCGCAGGCGACGCGACGATGACGAGACTAGCGCTTGCGCTTCGCCGCCGCCTTGCGTTTGACCGCGTAGGCAATGGCGACGGCTTGCTTCACCGGCTTGCCCGCCTTGATCTCGCTCTTGATGTTCTTCGTGAATGCCTTCTTCGATGTGGACTTCTTCAGCGGCATCATGAACCTCCATAGACACGACTGCGATACTTCACACGGTTCTCGCCTGGGCGCTTCACCGGCCTTGCGTGCGCCGCTTCGAGTTGGTCAACCTGTTCGCGCAGTGTCTTCGCGAGATGACCATCAGAGGCACGCTGTTCTAGCTTCGTCAGCATGTCGCTGAAGTCCGCCGCATCTTCGATTGCACGATTCATCATTTCCATATCATTCCTCGATAACCGGCTCAAGTTCGCCGATCAAATACCATTTGTCTTCCATGACGAACACTTGATAGTGAACGCCACAAAGTAGCTTCGTGAGTTCGTGCCACAGCATAGTCCCACCTGACAAAACACCTACGACCCTGAATTCTCCGAACTCGTTGACAAGCACCACGTTCTTTCGTGTCTTGCCTTGTATGCTTGCGAACCGTCGCCCTGTTCCATCGCCATACCGCAGCGTATTCCATTCGTCTTCATCTGGAATGACCTCCTGCAACTTAGCGAGAACATCGGCAACAGCCTTGTCGAGTGTGTCGCTCATATACTGCGCGATGCCAACAGCGACGCCATCCAGCAGGCAAGGCCCGCCGCCATCAGGTTGATGCGTCCTGTCGTCACGCCGAGTGCGGCAACAACAAACAGCACGAGCGCTGCGATTAAAAAGATAAGGCCAATCGTCATGATGTATCTCCTTCTACTACAAACCGGCTTTTTTGAACGCTTCGCTATGCTTCTTACGGAGATCGTTCAATGTCACCTCTTCACCTCTTGCGTTGCGGAGTTCATCGAAGGTCAAGCCCCCTTCGTTGAACAGTTTGGCCCGCTTCTCACCGAGCACTTGTATTTGTCTTTTCTCTGATTGATTGCCGAGCCATGTCTCATAGTCGGTCTTCGCAGGCACGCTGCCGTCCATACTCGCACGCTCACCCGGTTCGAACTCTTCGATGTCGACGCCTAACTCTTTCCATGATTTCGTGAGCATGACATAGGTCGAACGACATTGCCAGTGTAGCCGCCCAGGCCCAGCACCCCACGGGTATTCATGATCGACCGGCTTGTGATCGAGCGTGTAGAGCTTGTTGTCTCGCACCTGACACTCTGGCGTTGTGCGTGCGTCGAGCGTCGACAGCCATTGCAGGTTTCCGAGTATGTCTTCATTCGCTTTCGTCACACGATCTTTCGCGAATTGTGCGGTGTGAGAGAGTGCCGTGCGCGTGATCGCTGCGACCTCACGCCGTGAGCCTTCGAGCACACCGTCACGATACTTGTTCTCGCGTGTGCCGCGCAAGTCGCGCACGATCTGATCTGTCGTGCGGTTCTGTACGTAGCCGTCTGCGATGGTCCTGCGAATCAGCCGCGCCTTCGACTCTTCCTGATCCGCCATGAACTCAGAAAGCAATGCACCCTGGAACGGTCGAGACATCGCGCCCGCATACACCTGATTGATGTCGACGCGTGCGATGTCGATTGACGGCGGCATGTTCTTCGCGAGCATGCCCTCTTGAAATTGCAATTCAACAGCAGTGAGCCCCTTGATCTCACCGCGCAACACTTCATCGACCGATGCAAAGGCTTCGTGATTCATCACGCGCACACTCTCAAGCATCACCTCTAATCGCTTGATCGTGAAACGCTCTGGCGTCATGTATTCGAGCTTCTGCACAAGCTCAGAGAACAAGCCCGCATCGGCTCGATTGAGCATGCTGATAAGCCGCCGCACGACGTTGTCAGAGTACGCACGCAAGTCCACTGCGTGATCTATTTGCGCATCACGTAACGCGGTGTTAACCTTCTGTGCCACGGCTTACCGCGCCCGAGCCTTCGCCCGCCGCTCGTCCTGGGGCTTGATCTGGATCGGCACCGCTGGGGCCTTGCCTGGGGCCGCAGGCGCACCGTTCGCCGCCGACGCTGCCGCCGCCGCTGCTAGGGCCGGTGGCGTCACGCCTGGGGCACCTGGGACCGCTGGCAGGCCCATCGTCCCGAGCGGTTCTTCTTCTTCAACATCCTTGTCGATGTCTTCGTTACTGCGCTCAGTAGCAATAAGGCCAAGACGACGGAAGAAATCGCGCACATCGTTCTTCGCCAGAAGACCGCTTTGCCATGCCTTCGTGAGTTCTGCCATGAGTTGCGGGTTCGCCTGTAGTCGGACGAAGTCTTGCTGTATCTTAAACGCGTCATCATAGCCTTCTGCCTTCTCTGGCATGTCCATGAACATCGCGCAAAAGCCTATGGCCCGCTGATATGCTTCGGACACGTTCGACACACACAAGGCCAACACCGATGTCGTCGCCTCTCGATCATTGTCTTCACCTGTCGCGGTCTTGTTGCCCTTCGTCGCCTCGATCATGCGCGCACCGGCTGCAACCATCTGCGCTTCTTTGTGCTCCATCGCTTCTTTCGCGAGCATGTTGGGCTCAGCCTGTGCGATGCCGAATTGTGCGCCTTGCGGCAGTAGGATCGGGCTGCGTGAGCCGATATACATCTTCTGTCCGGTGTAGCGTCGCTCGCCGTTGGAGTCGAGCACATAAGGGTTCTGCATGAAGTCGCGCCATTGCTCGGTTAGTCCGCTGATCCACGGTTGCACTTGCCCGCAGAAGAAAACGCTGTCTTCGTAATCCGCACTATTACGAAAATGGGCCAAGTTAAGCTGCGCCAATCCATAAAGAGGTGACGGATCAATGCTCGCATCATTGTTGTTGCTGCCTATGAACGTGAAGGGAATTTCAGTGAGCACCTTGCCACGGCTGCGCAATTCGACTGCCTCGATCTGCGTTTCATCACCCGTCGCCATATTCTTGACGACACCCAGCGACACGAGACGCTTCGTCTTCGCCGCGCCTGTGTCTTCGCGCCATAGGCGCACTTGCACGTTGCCCGCATCGTTGAGCGTGATCTCGCGCCACTGCTTCACGAGCAAGATGCCCCACTCGCCATCTTCTTCTTCGGCTTCTTCTTCGAGCACCACCATGCACAACGTCGCCTTGCCATCGACGATGTCGTATCGCCAATTGATGATGCTCTCTGCGTGATATGCCTTGATGACCGGATGCCCCGATGCCTCTGACCAATCGACAAACAAACCGTGTCGACCGACTGCGAGATTGTTGTTCAATGTCGCTTGCGACTGCTGATAGAGTGACACGCCCATCCCATCGCAATCCTTGAGCAAATACTCAAGTTGTGTCGGTAGCTTCGTCACAGGGTCACGATGAAAGGCTAAGCCGACAAGCCCTTCGAGCGTGAATTGCGTTGCGGGATACCACACCGCACGCACGCGATAGGCGGCATTGCGCGCTATGTTCTCTACGCTCGCATCAGTGGCATTGAGTTGCGGCAAATATGTGCCGCTGCGTAATTCATTGTCGCCGGACACGACATCACGCACGACAGACCAACGCTCTTTGATTGCTTCGGGAACGCGATTGAATGAGACATCAGCAACGATGCCGGTTGTGAGTGATGCCATGATGTCAGCCCTTGCTCTTCGACAGCCAACGTGTGAGCGCACCGCGCAGCCCGCCGATCATCTCTTGCTGCTGATCGTCCGCTGTGAGCGTGCCTGTGATGCGCTGCGTGAGCACATCGCGCCACTCAGGACGCCCGCCCCACTCGCCCGCGTGTACGCTCTCCATGAACTCTTTGCACTCGGACAATAACGCTCGTTGATCGGCTGATAGCATAGCTTTCTCCTTTAACCGTTGGTGCTGAATCCCATGTTGATCGTCATCGCGTCGCTCGCTGTCTTCAACAGGCGATAGCCCGCTTCGTCTGCGACGTGATCTTCTGCATCAGTGTCGATGTCGTCCGGATCACGCTCAAGACGCGGCAACACAGGTATCGTTCGTGCGAAATGCGGGCACGTGTTGAAAATGAACAAGCCTGCGTCTTCCATGCGCGGCTTGAGTGACGCTGCGAGTCGACCGCGCATCAGTGCCCATCGACGTTTGCGCGAGCCCGGTGTCTTGTCGGCCTTCGTCCAATACACGCCGAGCGCTGCCTGTTGCTTCGCAGGACTGTCGCCGTTGATCTCGTCGAAGATGCTGCTGTCCGCAGGCCCAGGCGCACACCGCATGTGCATGCCCCACTCTTTCTGTCGTTCGATGATGCCTTGCCCGATGGTCCGATCTGACAGCCGCATGCCCTGATTAGGCTTGCCGTTCCACCCGTACCATTCATGCACGCGAAACAGTGTGCCACGCGGGAATGACCAACGCTTGCCCGTTGCGAGATAGCACTCGGTGCCGTCGCTCTCTGCCCACCATCCAACAGAGAAGGGCTTACTCGATCCCCAATCGAATGCACGATCAATCATCCATGATGGCGGAATAGCGAAGGGCTCGATGATGTGAATGTCACGACGCCACACATCATCGAACATGCCACCGGCAACGATGTCCCAATCGCCTTCGAGCATCGCACGCACGAGCGCAGGCGAGCCCAGGCCCGCGAGCCTTGCCCTATACATCGGATCGGCCTTGAGAAGAGCGGGATTGTCTGCGAGCTTCGCCGGTATGAATGCGCGCCGCATGCCCCCATCTTCTTCTTCCATCTGCCTGATTGCGAACGGTGCGACGTTGTCTATGAAAGAAGCCTTGACCCAATTGTGACCGATGCCGCCTGGGTTGCCACTGACCACAACACGCGGGAACAACTCTGCATACTCAGGCGGGACAACGATGCCCACCATGCGCACGCGTCCGCGTAGATAGGTATACATCGGCTCGGTCCAGTGTGTAATCTCGTCGATTAATAGAACGTGTATCTCTGCGCCTTGATAGTTATAGACGTTGTGCTCGTATTGGCAGTGACACAGATGAATAACCGAGCCGTTATAGAAACGTATCAAGCCCTCTTGATAGTTGATCTTCACCCATCGAAAAAGAATCCACCCAGCAAGCAAAAGAGGGAACGATGTCGGTCCCTCCATGTGGTTTTTGTGCAAGTCTGGAAACGTGCGACGGAATATGTAGACCTGAAGCCCAGGTATCAACACACACCACGCAATCGCCGCGACGCGTAACAAGTAACTCTTGCCGCCGCCCGCCGCACCGCCATAGAGAAGCTCAGTCGCCTTCGATAAGAACGCGAGCCCTTGCTTGTACTGCAATCGCAGAATCGAGCCGAGATCAGGACTCGGGTTCTGACTCACCGGGCTTGCCCTCGATGGTCACGCGCAACACCGGAGGGGCAAGAGGCTGTCCGCCTGGGCCTGTGACCTCTGTTCGCGTGAGTTTGGGGGCAACGTACTCGGCGAGCCTGCCCAGGAGGTCTACAGCCCGCGCAGGGTCCGCCGCGATAGGGTGCCGCACGACATCGCGCCCGCCTTCGGGTCGATCCAGATATTCACCCGGCACACCGTGAGCGACACGATCAAGCCACACCTTCACGTTGTCGGCGTTTTCGTCGATCAAGTCTTGAACAATGCTCTTGAACTCGCGAGTCACTTTGTTTTGCACACCCTTCTTCCGGCCCGAGTTCTCGGGTTTGTGTCCGCGAAAGTTCCACCCTTGCGAGCGGTCTTCGTCTTCGGGTTGTTCTGTTTCATCACTCATGATTCGCTGTAAGTCGCTGTTTCAGCGTAGGCAACACCGACAGAAGTATACGACGCATCGACGATTGTCAAGCGAGCAACACCGGAGATCGACACAACTCAGCCCATCCTTAAAG